CATTTTGTACTGAACTACCTATGTGATTTATAGTACATTTTGTTCTAAACCAACACTCAAAAAGAGGGCAACTTTAGTCACCCTCTTATTACCTCATTAATAAGGTCTGACAAAATCATAACTTAAAAACGGAATGTCAAAACTCAAATACATTTTAGCGGAACTAAATGAGATAGTATTCAGGTCTGCCCCGTAAATGAATATCTTACCGTTTGAATCAATAGTAGCCTTACAAGTAATAGCCGCACCCGTATTGCTTACGCCACCCTCTTGTACTGCAAGTGTAAACAGGTAACTTGTGGACGGTCTAAATACTTCCGGCACAGTACATACCTCAACCCATCTTCCAACATTGTTAGTTGGTTTAAATGTACCAAACAGCCTAATAATCATTCTGTCTGTACCATAATTAACAAAACATCCTGACGCATCTGCTGTAAATTCTGGTGTAAAGGTGAACCCACTAACCACATTAGCACCCGGTACGTGTTCATAATACCTACCAATGTCCATGTTCTCACCTACTGACAGAATGCGCAAGAACCACTGTGCAAGAATAGGTGCATATTCTGCTGTGTAATGTAAGTTTGGTGTATCTTGAAAGCACCACTCTGTAGTGGTAGCATCTGTCACATTAATAATAGGTGCTTTTCCGAACCCGTCAATATAATTCCATCCATACTTAACACAATAGGTACTGTATAACCGCCAATATGCAATCTGAGGAATAATCCAATTATCGGGCATATGACGTTTGTTTTTATATGTACTCACCAGATACACTTGTGCTTTTGGGTTGATAGATTTTGCGTGGGCACGAATCTTATCAAGACTCGCTGTCATATCTGCAATGGTACGCTGTTTCGCAAGGTCATTAATTCCGCACCAGATGAACAGAATATCAAATTTTGTTGTGATACTCTCAAACCTTATAGCCTGTTGTTCAAGTGTTTCACCTGCTACCGCATGGTTAGTTACTGTCATATTAATGTTAGCAACCAGTTTTCTAAATTCTGTCACCCATGCACATTTTTTAGGGTCTGATAAGCTATCTCCTAAAATCAATAATGACTTGTTCTGTAATGTATTGAGATAACTTACTGCCCCATATGTTCTTTCTATGATTTCACTAAAAGTGCCGTCTGCTCGATACCTGTCCATTATGTCGATAACGTCAGTCTGCACAAGTTGTGGTATTTTATCTACTTTTTTCGTGTAATCCTCAATAAAAGTATTAACTTTCCCATCTTGTGCTTCAATCTTTTTTGTTATGTCGGCTGTGAAATCATCATATCCAGTTAATAAGTCTTTCATGGTACTAATCAACCAGTCCAGATTCATTTCGTGAAAATTGGTGAATGGAAACTTATTCCAAAATGCCATAATTATACCCCCTTAATAAACGCTCAAACAGAACCTATCTCTGAAATCAACTACAATCTTATTGATAACATTCATTTCAGCTACCATATTCAGTTTGCTAGCAGAATCGAAAAACTTTCCATAATCTGTAAATGTTTTTGTCTGATTTCTGTTTACATTATTTTCTGTGGATTCATCGTCGATAAGATTAATATTATTAGCTGTTGTAGAGTCATTGGATGAATCAGTATTATCTTTTGGTTTTGCACCACTTTCATTAAATCCATACACTGAGTTACTAATAGTACCACTTTCATTGTAACTGATATTAGTATTACCACCACGATGTAATGACCTAACGCTTGTAGCATCATCTTTCCCTGTCAACACTTCCTGCGAACTACCTAGTAAAATGTTACTAACATCAACCTCTACAGCCTGTTGTGCGGAATAGTACGCTTTCCACACACCTGTCTGGTTATCTGCCCAACTTTTTACAATTTTCTTAAAGAACGTAGGGTTAGGAAGTGTGACTTCCAACTCCCCACACTCATATACCAACAAATCTTCCAAGCGTTCCAACATATTTATTGCTATTGTTTCGGTCTTGAACAAAGCAATAAATGCATCAAGAAACGCATTGTCAATGATATTTTCATCCCAGTTAAGCAACCCTATCACAGAAACATAAGCACTCACATTATCACCTCATTTCGTAAAGTCCGCCCATACCACAATAGCAGCAGCAACCAAAAAAGCAATCGTTATCTTAACCATCTTCCCTACCTTTCCGCCAATCAACCCACACAGCACTACTCAGTTTGTCACCAAACATAGCATTAATTCTGTTACAACTTTTCTGCAATTCTTCAAGCCACAAGTCACACTTACTCTGTGTTTCAAAATCATTACTTTCAGCCTCGGCAGTAATCAATCTTTCTTTTTTGTCTGACCTCACGTTAGGAATACCAACGTCATTGCAGAACATTTCTTCCCAACGTCTGAGTGTGTCCTGTAAATCCGGCGCGATGAAATTTTCTCTCAGCTTATTAGCAAACGTTGTCCACGGGTCTGTAGTATTTCCCATAGCATCCCTACGTCTGAGATTGTTACCATAATATACTGCGGTATTTCCAGACATAATTTGGTCAAACGTTTTCTTCAACGCCTCTGCCTGCACTTTTCCATCAACACCAAACATGTAAGTCAACTTGCTGTTTGCAATGTTAATCTCACAGGTTTCTGCTGTCAGTGCCATATTGTCTGCATAATAAGAGCAAATATCCATCACACCACACCAGTCTGGTTGTAATCTGAGAATCACACAGTCTTTGTTTATTCTTTTTATATTGATACCTCTCAGCAACGGGTTTGCGATATTAACCTCTGTAGGCTGATAAAAAATATTGTAACCCTGTAAACCGCAAGCCTGTGGAATCACACCATATTTGTCAGTTTCGAAAACACACAAGAACCCCCAACAGTATAATGTATACAAGAAATAATTCTTGTCCCATTCTTCCGGCAACTCCCACTTGAATACCGACATACATTTCTGAAGAAGATACCTCAGAAAATAGGAATATAACTGAGTGTTCTTGCAATGTAATGTGGACGGGGAATAACTGGAAGTATACAAGTTAATCATATCATAGCTAGTAGGTATATTTGCATTAAAAACAGTCATCATATCACCCCTTTAAGAAATAATCAAGCCATTGCCGCGTATACTCAACTCTCTGTGGCTGTTCCACAACTGCCGGTCGCAAGTAATTTGCCGCAAAAGCATAGGTTAATTTTTCCAAGTCATAATTAAGCTGATTAAACGCCCACTGTCTGAAATCGCATGGATATTTCGTGGTCTTATACCACTGAGGCTCAATCCCTCTGTGTGCTTCGCCCACACTCTCTTGATACTCAGCATAGATTACCCCAAGCTGTTTGTTTCCGTCATACCAATCTTCATGTCCCCCATACAGAACGTCAAGAACTTTGTAGAGGTCAGTTGCAGGTGTCCACTGTACCAGTCCATGTCCTGCCCCTGCTGATGTAGTACCACCACCAACTTCAATCAGACCCGGATTCAGTGTACTCTCACCCTGCATATTTCCAAGAAGTGCCGCAACGCTGTTCACATTCCACCCCAATTTCTGATAGAAATAATCCCAGATAATTGTAGCGTTGCTCTTCATATCTGCATCATTAAGATACCCTGCCGATGTATCAGTAACTACAGTTTTCCATTCCCCTGCTGGTGTGATAGGTGGTACTGTTCCACCACCCTGCTGTTTTCCGAGAATATAGAAGAGTAACATATTCCCATTATCATTATAATAACTACGCATAGTACACCCCACTTTCCAGAAAATTCTTAACTTCATCAATTTCAGCTTCATATGCCCCACTTAGAGGGGTAGCACCGTTTTCAACAGTGTAAAAACCCTCTCCCAATGCGCTAAATTTCCCGTTTTTACAATACGGTCTACCATTATCTGCCCTATCTTCATCAACCAATAATTGGCAATCTGAGTAACAATAAATACCAGATGTTAACCCGACGGTACTACCAATAGAACCGCGTGTACTAACCTCTGCTGAACCTGTTGCCTGTATAGCACCAATTCCGTTTTTAATAAAACCACTGATTCCGCCAATAGGATTTACAACAGAACTAACCAAACTTCCTAACGCTGATGTAGCTTTGTCAGCGATCGCAGTATAGTTAGTTTTAATATCACTCACTTGATAATTCACAGCGACATTGGTATATAACACTCCCAACAGTTCATTCACATTCCCTGTGTCCAGTGGTGTAGTTGCGGTACACATTGCATAACCTGTTCGTGGGTCTACCCATGCTGTAATATTAATTGCTTTACCACTTGGCACTTTTGCACTGTCTATAGACATTACGCCAAAAGCCGGAATCCATATTCTTATATTTCTATAAGGACTTGAGTTTAAGTAATTTCCCCTTGCTTCACTTTGAGGATGAACTACAGGGATAACGCTACTTGTGAAACGTTTGAATAGAGAATCATCAAGTTTTTTCAAACCAGATGGCAATTCAATATCCCACCACCCTATTGTCATTCCAACCATATCAGTACCGCCTATCGTAAATGGCAACCAATGAACAGAGGTAACATACTGAGCCGGATTCACACACAATTTGGCGAAATTATCAGTTAATCCGCTAATTCCGTCACCCATCATCCAAGTGATATTTGCAAATACCGCTTGTGCAAATGCCTTAAACTGTGGTGGTGTAAACGCATAAAAATTGGAAACACCGTACTTATTGACAATACTCACTACAAAAGTACCTGCTGTGTCAAGTCCACTTTCTAATTGCCATAAAGGTTCACCCGTGGAAATATGACGATTAACCTGTGGCTTATATGGGTAGTAAGTATCCATAACACCCCCGTCAAAAGAGGTTGAGGAACGTAAAATGTAATAATTATAATCAGCTATTACAGATTTGTATGTTGCAAGAACATCAACCCGAAGAGAACAAGTCCACATATTATCTTCGTTTTTCCAGTCCGTAATCCAATACCATCGTGAAAACGCTTCAATATATGCCATGTTATAGATTGACGGATTAAAAGTTTCCGCTGAATTAGCAATCGTAATAACAGGAGTCAACACCCCTGTTCCCTCTTTGATAACACAGTTTAAGGTTCTTCCCGGTTCGCCATCTGGCGCATATGTACTGTTTTTTCTTTTTGCAACCTTGTATAACTTAACCTCAAAACTCATAACATTCCCCTTAAAAATGTTTCACGTGAAACATTATAATAACGTCCCACGTGAAACCAAAATATCAATCTAACAGGAAAACAACTGCATTTTCCGTGAAGTCGTTCCAATACCTGTCGTTAAAGTGCCACCAAACGTTCATGTATTCACCCCTTGCATTATAAGGTGTAGTAGCGGTTCTTGCCCCATAAGTTGTGATTCCTGCCGCTTCTTCATCCATAATAATACCGAAAATGTTTGAAGTTAATTTACTAGCATTGTCTGATGTAATAACACCAGAAGGTAACATATATCTAGCCTGTATGTTAATACCCATAGGTGTCCGAATTGATTGCCAGAAATTAACTCCCTCATAGTCCATCATTTTGAGATACTGTTCATTAAATACACTTGAAAATACAGAACTTTCCACGTTGTTCATTTCTGGTGTGTAGAGGTATAATCTCTGATTCTGAACAGGAGTATGGCGCATGATATTGTGCTCAGTGATATTGATGTGATACTGCAAACTTCGTTCGGTCATAAAACCCGAGATAGTTTTAATCCTAGAAAATGCCCATTTGTAAAATGGAACAAAATTTTCCGGTTTCTTTACGGTGTTACTGTCGAGTGAAAGACCTGTTACATCATTGTATTCTGCCACAAGATGAATGACGTTAGTGGTATCACCTTTCACTTTTCCACCAATTAAGTTAGCAATAGTTGCCCTCGCAGTATTTTCATGGCACTGTTCAATCATATCCATAGTGTTCTGAACAAGCATTGTGTAAAATCTCTGGAATTCTTCTTCATTTTGCAAAGCAATATTCAACTGGTCACGGAAAATGGTATAGTGCTTACTGTATACACACTGTCCGTAAAAGTTTGTCTGTAAAATGTCTGGTTTGCTTACAATATCCGCGTCAATGCTCTGTCCATCGGTTAAGTCGTAAGAAACATTTGTTTCCCAATCTTTATCACCAATGTTAACTTTGCGAACATGGTTTCCCCACTTCATGTTGTCCACAAAAAGTCCTGCAAATTTTCTGTTGTATGGACGAATAGAAAAAATAGTTCTCGAAATGACCTGTGAAATTGCATTAAGCAATGCATCCGGTGCAATTCCTAATGCTGTGGTAGCAACAGAAACAAAATTATCATTAATAGTATCAATATTAGTTTTGCCTGTAGCCTGTGAAATAATAGCATTTAATGTAGCAATCGAATTAAAATTTCCGATTGAAGGCTTGTCTACATTAACAAAAACCGAAGAACCCATACTTTACCCCCTTGTTATAATTTCTGGTGGATTAATAATAGCCGCTGTCATTTCATCAACAGTCGGAACGTGATTATCCCCCATTAGATTCTGTGAAATCCCATTCGCCTGTACCGCTCTAGTCAGTGCATTAATAGAATTAGTCAACTGGTCATTGTTTGGGAACTGTCTGTTCACGATACTCTGAGTCGGCATCCCACTGTAATTTCCCTGCTGAAAAGCATAGTCAACCATCTGACTCTGAGCCTTTCCTGCTAATGCCGGATTTGTAAGCTGTCCCTGCAATAATTCCGGTGGTGTGACCATCTGCTGCGCCATGGCTCCCACTGGTACTGGCGGCATTCCCATATTTGGCTGTGGTGCTGGTGCTGGTGCTGGTGCTGGTGCTGGTGCTGGTGCTGGTGCTGGTGCTGGTGCTGGTGCTGGTGCTGGCTGATTATAAGCGACTGTAGTCTGGCTGTTCATCAGCGACATAATGTCGGCTTTCGTGAAGCCTGCCCCGGCTAATGCGATAATGTCATTCATTGTCATAGCTTTGTTTCTCCTTTTAATTTTTGATTTTGATTAAATAGTCAATGTGTGCAAATCCTGCAATCATTTTTCCGTCTGGCATGGTATACTGACCTAATACCCATTTGAGGGTTGAATCCGTGAAACCATAACCGAAAAATGTACTACCTTTTGGCATGGATGCAATTACATTGCTGTCATATGTTGGTGCGTCACGTAACATCAAGTCAAGGTTTTTGGTATCTACTTTCATTTCCCCGTACACATCTGTGTGGGGATGAAGCATATAACCTTTTGTATGTTCTGATGTTTTCGCGATGATTTCTGCTGATATGTTCAATGAGTTCCTCCCTCTTCCATCCGGTCAAGAAGTTTCTGTAATACCAGTGTGTTATTATTAAGTGCGTCTTGTAATTTGTTCACTTCTTCCTTGTGGGACTGCATCTCCTGATACCAGAGGTAAAACGTCACAGCAAGGCAAGCTACTGGTACACCAAGGTTTGCAAAAATAGTGCTAATTGTGTTTAAGTCCATTCGTTCACCCACTTTCTTTCGGAACTACGTGTAATCGTGTCATATGTGAGGGAAGTCCGAGTCGTGAGTTGGACGAACTCATGCACTACAGTTCCGCTGTATGTCCTTGTGCTACGGACTTTTTGTTTCCCTCACACATACAGTGTATTACATATGGAAATAACTGTCAAGAAGAAATTTCGATTCTATATCTTCAAAATAGATTTTATCTTCGAGATAGTTAATGTTCCATATCCATGCGTAATACCGCTTAAATGCTTTGATATTCTTTTCATTGATTCCGGTAAAGGTACGAATAGGAACACCCTGTTTATGCTTACAGACATACAGCATATCTGAGGACTTATGTTCGTAGATTGCAATTTCTTCAAAGAATACCAGTGGGAGATATTCTGAGAGGTTCTGAGTTCTTACGTCTGAATAGTCGGTATCATAGAATTCATTACCTAGAGCCATCTGAGAAAAGCCGCTGCGTTCACCTACCATTTTATAGAGTGCCGTTTCTTTCTTGGCTTGTGAGATAGGACTGTTGCACAAGTTGTAGAGTGCTATGCCCCTTGACTTGAGAAAAGCTGTTTCCTGACGTTTCCGTGACATATCGGCAACTTTACGAATCAGTCCCAGACTGGCAAACAACTCACAACCCACGTTATCTGAGTTCGAAAAGCACAATACCTGTAGTGGTGGCAGTCCTTTTAGTTCTCTGTTTCGATTCATGGTTTCGTAACCGTGTAGGAATGATTCTGCGATGCCGCGTGGAACTCTGTCACCCTTTTGAGGGATGAATTCGTCCCATATCCATAGGGAAACATCCTCTGCTGAGAAACCACGCAAGTTGGATAATGTTGTGATAGCAGAGCCGTAACCGACTGGTTTTCCTACTGGTGTCATCTTTCCATCTTCATCCTCTTCCGTGTGATAATATCCTGCAATGTTATTAATGGAATAAGGCTGTATATTATAGCCTAACTCACTATTAATAGGCTTAAATGGGGACAGTTCTTTATTTTTGATTTTATCAAGCTGTGTTTGTTTGGTTCGACTATACATAAAGGTCTTGTGTTCTTCCAAGGCATATTTCAGACCACCATATGTCTTTCCTGTTCCACGTCCACCCCAGATAAAATTAAAAGGATAGCCATTATCGACTATCCTCTTAATATTCAAATATCCTTGTGGTGTGTACAGTTCAGATTTTTTCTTACTTGACATATTTTGCCGTGATGTACTCACGGTTGTTCTTGCTACGTTCAGCAACTACTTCGATGCATACATCTGTTACGTTACATTTATGCGCAAGTTCCATAATACGGTCAAATGTACGGATAAATGCCGCTGAGGTTGTGGCAAATACATGTCCCTCTGTTGTTGATACAGTAAGAACTTTCACTGTTTCGCCCTGCGCGTTGTCTTCTTCATAAAGACAATACTTGTCGATGTGTACCTGCTGATGTTTAAGGTCGGCACCACGTAACCTATCAGGTGACTCAAACATATCATAGGATAAATCCATCGTCCACTCATTGTCTGCAATATTTGTTTTTAAAATGTTCATGTTATTTTCTCCTTTTCATGTTTCACGTGAAACGTAACACTTATATATGAGGAGTTGCGTTTTTTAATGTTTTCACGTGAAACGTTTGTATAGTAGTGATTAGAATAGCGAATCGAAAGCTTTAATATGTTATTGATGTAGTGTTAATCCACTACTGGTTCTGTTGACACACCACCGGATGCTTCAAGTTCCGCAATAGCGGCTTTGATGAAGTTTTTATCTGACAGATGATAAGTATTGAACTTTGTTTCTGTTGTTATGTTTTCTACAGTTGCGCCGGACGGGATAAGTACCTCATCTTTCTTCATTTCATTATACATTTTGGTCTGTGTCCATGATGTACCGACAAATTCTTGTGTTGCTGTTTTGATTTCGTCTGAACCCTGTTCCTTGTAGTACAGAGTCATGACTGTAGTTGTGATAATTCTAACCAATGTTATCACTTCCTTTCTTATTATATTGTCGTTTCGGTGTACTTCTTAAGTACGATATTATAATAGCATAATATTTTCGGTTTCGCAATAATTTTTCAAATTGGTTGTTGACATTCAACAGTAAGTGTGGTATTATATACTTGTAGCAAGGAAACATAATATTAGTAAAGGAGTAAAGACATGGATAAAAGAGAGGGAGTTAGGATGTTACTTGAGAAGTTGCATGATAGAGGAGAATGTCATAATATGGACATTTTCATCAATACATCTATACTGCTGAGTGTGTCCGGTAAGAAACAGTATTTTGAAGTAGATAATACCATTAAGGAAAATTGCTTGGTGTTATATCTGATTTCTAATGGTAGACCTGTAGTAACAATACTAGAAGATAACATTAGAAGTATATGTGCTTATATTAAGGATGAAGAAAAATGAGTCTTTTAGTGTTAGGTTTTATAGTAGGTTATATGGTAGGAATGATAATATTCGGTCTGGACGAGAGGAGAAAGAAATGAAAACAGTGAGTATCAATTTTGACGAACAGATATTAAACAACCTTGATTCCCTAGCTGAAAAGTTAGGGACTTCAAGAAGTAACACGTTAATGATTGTGTTGAGGGAGAACGTTATACTCTCCCTCTTAAATAAGGAGTGTGGCAAATACGGCAAAGAAATCTACAAGTAGAATACAGCTTGAAGTCAAGTACAGAGAGTTGCGTAAGAAACTGATAGGACAAATCGAGAAAGTATCTAAAAGTGCTTATGCGAAAGATGTAGAGAAAGCTAAGGCATATATAGAGCCTAGAATACCTACTGTGTCTAAAATCAAGACTAAACGTAACTTGGAAATGGCAATCCGTGAAGCGGAAGCCGCACTCAAGAATAAGACTTTTGTCATTTCTGAAAGAAAGCGTATGAGAAAAAAGGCTGTTGAGAGGCTAAATGAAACATTCGGGACTGACTATTTCAAGAACTATAGACAAGCAACTAAATTCTATGATTTTATGGAATTAGTGCGGACTCATTCCGAAGACATTATTTATGACAGCGATAAAGCGGAGGAAATTTTTCTTGAACATAGTAAAGAACCACTACAAGAAATTTTAAAGAGATATAGAAAGTATGAAGCAGAGTTTAGTAAAAGAAGTCCGAAAAGAGTATCTTTCTAATATTATCAAAGATATTCCGATTGCTAGAAATTATAACAGGCGGAAAAAAATTGATAAAACTTTATTCAGAAATTGTATGTGTGCCTTTGACATTGAGACTACATATCTGGATGAGATTGAACAGAGCATTATGTACATCTGGCAATTCGCCGCGATGGACTTGCGATCAGAGAATATCTGGTACTGTTTCGGTAGAACGTGGGAAGAGTTTATTGAATTGCTGAACAGCTTCTACCATGAGGGTATTACCGTTATGATATGGGTACATAACTTGAGTTATGAATTCCAGTTTATGCGGCACTGGTTGCCCTTTATGAAAGACAAGATATTTGCTCTCAAGTCAAGGAAAGTTGTGAGAGCGGATATTGACGGAGTACAGTTTAGGTGTTCCTATATACAGACCAATAAGAGTTTAGATGCATTTACAAAAGACATGGGTGTCACACATCAAAAACTCAGTGGGGTTGAATTTGACTACTCTAAGAAGCGTTACCCGTGGACTGAAATGTCAGAGTATGAATTATCATATGGATGTAATGATGTTGTTGGATTACTTGAAGCCATGAAAGTTAGAATGGATATGGAAAATGACACGTTATATTCTATTCCACTCACTTCTACGGGTTATGTCAGACGGCTTGCTAAGAATGCGATGAAGTCATTCAATCATAATCAGCTACAGGCTATGATGTGCAATACCGATGTGTATAGGCTATTAAGACTTGAGTTCCGTGGTGGTGATACACACGCAAACAGGTATCATGTTAATCAGATACTTGAGAATGTAGCAAGTTTTGACAGGGCAAGTAGCTATCCCGATGTTATGCTCAATTATAGATTTCCAATGAGTGCATTCACACCAAGGATGATAACTGATGTTGAAGAACTTGAGCGGAAATGCAAAATCAGAGATTGCTGTTTCATTGCAGTGTTCACTATCACGAATTTGCAACAGAGGGACATATATTACGGAGCACCATACCTCAGTCTTGACAAAGCTGTCGAGATAAGCGGTCAAGTAGTTGACAATGGTAGGGTATTAAGTGCTGACAAGGCTGTATATGTGTTTAACGATATTGACTGGAAGATAGTCAAGAGTGAGTATGTCGGCGAAGTTGAGATAAGTCAAGTATATATTGCTAAGTATGGGTATTTACCACAGGCATTTAGGAATCTGGTCATTGACTTGTTTCACAAGAAAACATCACTCAAGAATGTTGACGGTCAAGAGTTGAACTACATGAGAAGTAAGGAGTTAATCAACTCATTGTATGGAATGTGTGCTCAGAACCCGGTAAAGCCGGATGTGATATACATGGATGAACCAGAACAAGCATTTAAACTTGAAGAAATCGCGGACATAGGAGAGAAACTTGAGAAGTATAATAAAAAAGCATTTCTGTTGTATGCATGGGGTTGTTGGGTGACAGCATGGGCAAGACTAAAGTTAAAGGAAATGATAAACATTGTGGGAGATAATTTTGTATATTGTGATACTGACTCTGTCAAGTTTCTTGTTCGTGATGATTATAAGAGAATTATTCGGAAGATAGAAGAGTACAACAAGGAACTAAGAGAACTCAGTATTTCAAACAAAGGTTATGCTGATGATAAAAAAGGCATTACACACTATTTAGGTGTGTATGAATATGAAGAAACATATAAACAATTTAAGACGTTAGGAGCAAAGAAGTATGCATATGTTAGAGAAGATGGAACATTCAAAATTACAATTGCAGGAGTTCCCAAGAAAACAGGGGCGAGAGAAATGGAAAGAATCGAGAACTTCAATGTTGGTTTCATATTCCGTGATACGGGTAAGTTGGAATCAGTCTACAATGACTGTGATTATGGAACTTACTATCCGGATGATTCACCAGAACATAGAATTGAGATTCGTTCAAATGTTGTGCTACGAGAATCAACTTATGAAATCGGTCTATCAGCTGAGTATATGTACATTTTGGCATCTGTTGGAAATTGGGACAGATTTATAACACAAGAGAGGATGAAAAGATATGAACTTGAAAGTTTACTTCGCTAAAGACAAATTAAAATCAACTATTGATTGCATGATGTATGCAAGAACAAAAGACGAATTAGATACACTATTTGGAAATGCTATAGAAGATTTTCTTGCATATCGGAGAGAGTTGAACACAGATATTGAAGAAAAGAAAAAAAAATGAATATATGAGGATGGCTTCGGCTGTCCTCTTTTTTTTTCGTGGGTGAGTTAGTTGGGACTAACATTAGGGCGAGCGAAGCG